GTTGCCTCTTATGAGTAACGTAACAACATCAGTTAATACTGATAACTATAATCTCTGGGATACCCTTTTGGTATCCCTTGCTGATACAGCAGAGATGTCCTCGAACTTCCTCGTCGATCCTGACGACAAGGCTGGTCACCTTGATTCGGAAGTTCCCTCTGACGGTTCGAAAGAGCCAAATGGCGTTTTGGTAGAAGCACGTCGAAATTGTGTAAACAAGTTCAAAACTCCCATCGTAGAGATTCTTCGTAAAACGAATACCTCAGTACAAAGAGAGATTCCTGAAGATGATTACGATGCTGTCATTCAAGCCTCGAATGTGGTCTTAGCAAGTTATTTAATTTGTATAACCCATTCTGAGCACCTAGCAAATTCTCTCACAAAGTATTTTGAAAAAGAGAGATATGAAAAAGCTAGGGATAGACTGATACAACGAGCATCTGACTATATTAAATCTAAATATTTGCTCGAGGTCGACCATTCTAGAAAGTGCTATTGGGCAGATTTCTTTAAATATAAATTCATGGCTTTCTATGCATATTGGCTAGGACAGAGTAAGGAATTACCCCCTCCTATCATTCCAGGAGATCTCCCTAATGTAATTTTAGGTGGATCTTATGGCAAATTACTGCACAGATTGAAGCATAAAGATATTAAGAGTTTTGATCTTTTGGTCGAGACTGTTAACTATTTAAAGAAAGGAATGCCAACAGTACCTCTCGAGCTTGTTAAGGCAAAGGTTGAAGAAACCTTTGATCATCTTACTTCTAGCGAGGCTAAAAACTTCGAGGAGGTAAGCTGGTCATGGTTCCCGAATCTTGATACCTACGATCGTAACCATAAAGGAGCGTTCTCTGGTATCTTCGATACCTCCGATGCGATTGACGAGTGTGTTAGAACTACATATGAACTATTTCAAAATTCGCAAATGTCTTATGACCAGTTGATTAAGCCATTTGTGGGTAGTGTAAATTCTTCTTATGATAATTCAAAAGCTCACGGAGGGCAAGCATTATGGATAGCTGAAATGATTAAAGACATTCCATTACCTAATAATCTTACTGATTTCCTTGATCTTGAGGATATCTTGTTTGATGTTGTGGGTTGTCTTTCTGAACAATACGGGGTTGAGTCTCGAATTTCTGATGAAGAAATGATTCGAAATCTGAATATCAATTCTGAACCTGTTCATATTGTTTCAGGCAAGTCCTTTTCTGACAATAAAATCAATTTATACTTTGAACAAGTATACTGGAAAATTTGGAAAATAGCTATCGATCAGGATAACTATGCGATCCCTATTGGATTATCTGAACCTTTAAAAGTTCGAGTAATCATGAAAGGGAGGGCAGCCAAATATTTCTGTATGCGGCCTTTTCAAAAATGGATGCATAATCATTTAAGGAAACATCCAAATCTTATTGCAATAGGACAACCTATTACTAAAGATTTGGTTAATTCCTTTTTTGAGAATCCTTCCTATTTTGAAGAATATGTAAATGGTGACTTTCAGCAAAGCACCAATCTTATATTTTCACCAATAAGTGAGGCCATCGGTAATCAGCTTTGCAACTTATTTTTCGAAAAATTTAAGGGTTTAGAATACTGTATCGATCAAGATACAGAATTCTGCTCTAATTTTAGGAAAATGGTTATTGATTGTCTGACCCATCATGAGATCTGTTTAAAAAAGATTATTGATGGGAAAGAAAATCAGTATATTGCATCGCAGAAGACTGGTCAGAGTATGGGTAGTCCAATATCCTTTCCTGTCCTTTGTATTGCGAACCTTGCAGGTGCAAGGAGAACGTGTGAATTGCGGGAAGGGAGGAGAATTGGATTAGGAAAAGATTTTAAATGTTGGATCAATGGTGACGATGTTACCTTCCGTTCGAAATTAGGTGTTTATTATATTTGGAAGGAGATCATGAGTACTTTTGGTCTCTATTCAAGTCCTGGGAAGACATTTTGTAGTGAAGTGTCAAAACCTCGACATTTTATAATGCTTAATTCAATGAGGTTCCAATGGAACAGTTTATGGAAATCTTATGAATTGATCCCGTATGTAAACTTTGGTGTTCTTCTTGCAAAAAAGAAGTCATCAGTATCTACAGATGTTATCCATTCAAAAGAGATCTTTGAACTCGCAAGTCTTCAAAAGGATTTGCTTTCTAGAGCACCGGACCATTCTGATTTTCTTAATCTGATTTTTACGTCTTATCATAAAGATAAGCTTGATTCTTATCGTCTTCCTTGGTTCCTACCTACATGGGTTGGGGGCCTCGGTTTGACTTTAACCGAATCATTCGAATTATCGGATTGGGATCGAAGAATGGCTACTGTGATAAAGAAACAATGGGAGGCAAAACATCCTGTTAATATATTCTCTGAATCCTCATGGTGGATGTGGCGTAAAGCGGCATCCTCATTAGGGGTTGAGAAGAGTAATTACTTAATGGGTCGTCCTATATCTAAAATATATATGGACAATGTTGAAGAACCTATTGTTTCTATGATCGATCGTTCACCTTCGGGTTATAATCTTGACTTAGACAACCAAGAAGAATTTACCTTTTTGGAGGAGAGTTATGAAGATTATATGAATGTATCAGCAGTTGCATCTTTCTATTTGGAAGCTAATCGTTTCTATAAGATTCAGGATTGTATTAAAAGAATCAAGAATCATTCAAAGAGATTGGACCAGTTATGGGATGATTCCCTTTATAATTTGGATTTCGATTTCGATGATATAGAAACAGCTTATGGTCAGCTTAAGTCTGAATATCTTAATGATTGTGACTTCTTAGGCCGCGAAAGATGCTCGCTACCGGAATGTTTCTCTCTTAACTTAAATAAACGGAAAAATGATTTAAATTGTAGTTTTGAAGTTATTGATGTTAAAGACCAGACCAAAAATCTTAAGTATAATGAGAAGTTCTTTAAAAATGTAAATAAAAAACTTAAAAATGAATTTCTTAGACATCACCCTATGAGTGATGAGGATCTGGCTAAAGAGAGAAAATCGTTCTATCCTCCTGTTAAACGTATCTAAAGGGAGAGCGCACCTATGTCGTAGAGAAATATTAGAATTGAGTTTCTAAGGTGCTTTAGACACGAACTTACTTTTCAGGCTGTCATCGGATGTGTTGAAAAATTATATGACGATGATGAACAAATGTCTGGAAAGTGGGCCTAAGGTTAAGTTGAATTGACAGATCAACCTAACCAGGGGTAGCCCGATTTGATTAGTGGACAGATATCAAAGAATGTTCTTTATGTATCCTTGGATACTGGACATATCCAAAAGAGACACTCGAAAACTCTGCGATCAATTAACGTATGGAAAGAAAGGACGACCATGTCGAGCCCCTTTCTTTATTAATTGGTTTCAGGCGAAGTACAGTGTGCAGCCTAGGTATGTATCCGTTGGACACTTTAGTGTTCGGATACGGCTTCATAGAGACTTCATATTGATCGAATATCTGCTAACTGAATCAAAACCCCTCTGATCATTTTTGATCAG